TCTGATTCAATGAAACTATCCTACGATTGGAACCATCAACGATTACACGTTTTTTATGGTAATAACTGGTCATCCGGTTATCCGCAAAATGAGATTTATTCTTGGTCAAGTACAGGCTACAACGGAATGACCTATCAAACTGGCGGTACTTTACAAAGTACGTCAATACAATCGGACTATTATGCAACAGACCTTGATTACAACAGAATAGATAAAAAAGTATTTTATGCGTGGAGAAAAGACGCAGGTAATACAGCAAGCGATACTGTCCCTTGGTATTACATTCAAAGTGGTTCTTTTGGTCAAACCAGTGCAGCATATTTGTGGTCTGCATCTAGTCCAACAAACTTCACAGGGAAAGTTAATTTGGCGGCGGCTACTGATACTTCACAAGTAGGATTTGGCATAGTAGGTGATACAGGTGGAGGTAGTAGTGTATCGAGTTTATCTCCATATGAGTATCACGGCCAAAGCACTAACCTAACGGCTAGCAATTTCTTTGGAGTTTCAACGGGGGCTATTAGTGCGAGTGCTAGTGGTGATATTGCAGTTAATGGAGGTACAATAGGCGGGATTACATTAACTCACGGCGCTGGCGTAAACTACTATGTACAGGATGATGGTTCTTTTGGGCCTAGTGCTGGCTCGTTTGATGTCAAAGCAGGTTTGGGGTTAGGCAATTCAACCTTATTATTGAAAGGAGTTTTTTAAATGCAAACTATTACAAAAGATAACTTATCTCTGTATATATATGCTGATGATGTCGTTATTACTTCCACAGAAGCACATATACAAATAGGCGCAGATGACGCAGAGCCACAAGATAAAATGATTATAGCGGATTTAAATTCTAGTAATGCTGTTGTTCATACTGGCGTAACATCACCAGATGATTGGTCTGGAGCAAAGTATAATTTTGATGGAACAAACTGGACTAGAAACGCGGATTGGACAGACCCGCTAGTTTTTCAACTACGCGCAGACAAAGAAATGTATACTCAACGCGGAGCGAGTGAAACATTTACTACTGCTATACAGACAGAGATTGATAGAATCGAGGCTCTATAATGAGTTTTGGAGCCAGTAAATGCCTTCCTCTAAAGATCATTTGCTTGAATTTCATAAAAGCCTTGAGGCTTATTGTCGAACAAATCGCCAAGCCCAACTTTTAAACAGCTATATAGATAAAAATTATTCTTCAAAGTATGCAGCCCAAGACCTTGGTGTTGACGAAAGATATGTTAGAAGAGTAATAGCGCAACTAAAAAGATTGAGCGCAGAAGATGGTATAACTCCGTCTTTTGATGCGAGTCGATTCGTTGACGCAGGGCAGAAGATTAAAGGCAAATCGACCCTCACTAAAGATGATGAGGGGAATATTGTTTGGATTAAAACAACTGCAAAAGCCGCCGCAGAAGATTTAGCTGAGTCTGTTTCTGACACGGTTGCTTCATTAACTCCTTGGCCTAGAGTCGCTAAACCCAAAGCTACAGAAAATAAGTTATGCACTCTTTACACTATTACTGATTACCATATCGGCGCGTATTCTTGGGCCAGAGAAACAGGAGATGATTGGGATATAAGCATAGCGCAAAAGGTTTTGATAAACGCTGTTAATGATTTGATTGACGGCTCACCCAAAAGCAGTCAGGCAGTTTTGTGTCAACTTGGGGACTTCTTGCACTGGGATGGTTTGCTTGCAGTAACTCCAACTGCCAAAAATGTATTGGATGCAGATGGTCGTTTTGAGAAGTTGACAGAGATTGCTACAGAGTGCTGTATCAACATAGTCAATTTGTTATTACAAAGTCATGATAAGGTTCATGTAATTATGGCAGAAGGCAACCACGACCTAGCAGCTAGTGTTTGGTTGCGTCTTTTGATGAAGCAGGTATTCGGTAAGAATAAAAGAGTAACTGTAGAAGATTCGCCATTTCCTTATTATAAATTTTCTTGGGGAAATAGCTTTTTGGGCTTCCATCATGGGCATTTATCAAGAATTAATAAAATGCCTGCAAAATTTTATTCTGAATTTGCTAGAGACATGGGACAATCAGCTTATCGTTATCTGCATACAGGACACTTGCATCATAAAGAAGTAGTCGAAGATGCTGGGGTTGTTGTAGAAAGGCATCCTACTTTATCAGCTAGAGATGCGCATGGGTCGAGAGGCTTCTCTAACTCTATAAGAGCAGCGCAATCAATAACTTATGACAAGGATTATGGAGAAGTAAGTCGTACAGTTGTTTATCCGAGGATTAAATAATGGACACCAACACGCAAAGACTACAGAGGGTCGAGGACAAAATTGATGATCTACAAAGGGCAGTCATAGTATTGGCACAAGTTGAAGTAAAAATTGAGACTATATTCGCAAGGCAGACGAGCATTGAGAGCAAGGTGAACCAAATGGAGGAATCTATTAGGTCGTTGACCAGTAAGGCTGACAACCGTTTCTCTGAGCGCATATTCTGGATAATTGTGTGCGCTTCCATTGGTGTAATTGTGAGGATGCTAGCATGAATAATGTCGCGGAATTTCCCCCTGTAAAAACAGCAAAGTTGATTGAAGATTGCTTGTCAGAAATGGCTGCATTAGTTGAAAGTCTATTAGATAATGGCGTAGATTTAACCTCGGTAGTTGGGGTGCTTGAAATAACAAAGCATCAAATAATAACCGAAGCCTTTGAATATGTTGAGGAATAACATGATTAAAAAAATTAGAGCCAGTATGGTTTTATTGAAAAAAGGAAAATCAGTAGCAGACCCACAGAAATGGAAAAGTCACCAAATAACAGCCACAGCAATAACCGCCGCGATTTGGGCAGCTATCAATGCGGCTTCTGCTTGGGGGTATGATGTACCGATTGATGAGGAAACTGTTGATGCTGTTGCTCTTGGCTTGCTTGCTGGCGTTAACTGGTTGCTTACATTATCAACGTCTGAAAAAGTCGGGGTGTAGTTTAGGCGTTGAGCCTGTTCCTGTGTGTCCGCATTGTCAATTTGAAGTGCAGAATATTATGGGCTACGCAGGGTTATTATTAACTTTGGACTGTGACATTGAAACATTGAGGAGATCAATATGAACTTATGGACTTATTTAACTTGGGTAAAACGTCTTTGGACAATGGTAGCTGACATAGTGAGACTAATAGAAGAGACAATTCCTGATGATGGGGCTGGAAGTCAAAAGCTAAAAGCCTTTGATATTTTGCTTAAAGCTGCGATAGAAAAAGCTGATGATATAGACGAGTCTTTTGAGAAGTTGCAACCAGTAGCGCATGACATAGTTGGCGCTGTCGTTTCTCTCTACAACGCTACAGGATTATTCCGACACAAGGAGAAAACAGATGACTAAGTTAATTGAAGAGCCTAATGTTTCACGTGAAACAATCCAATGCGGGACATCTTTTAGGGTCGCAGAATATAGCGAAGAAACCAAAGTGTTAAATATAAAACAGCTCGACATAGTCGTTGCTACTTTTAACTGTGAGTCCAAAGAACACGCGCAAAAAATAGCTGATAAATTTTAATATTTATTTGTCTTTATCATTTGGCAGTATCGCTCTGCTCGATTGGTTACTTGTCCATACCATTTGGAGTCTTTGAAGTGGTGGCTGGCTTCTGACCAGTTATTTAGAGACATACTTTTTAGCGCCTTCTTAAAACGTAGGAGGCGAGGCAATCCCAAATTAAAGGCAATACATACGAAAGCGTCACGCCTAGCTCCAGCAAGCTCTGAAAACCAGCTAAAAGTCTTGGTTAGCTCTTGCTCAACTCTTGCTATATCGTTTTTGAGCATAAGGTCTATTTCATCTTGGGAAAATGGTATCTGCTGAATGTTTCGGCCTACTCCAACCGTTAGCTGTTTGGCGGGACAAAAATAGACCCACTTAGAGACACCCTCATCTTCCGTCAAAATCTCAGCCGTTTTAAGCGCCATAAAAATAACCCCTGCTATTGGTATTACTTAAACGATAAAAACCCCGAGAATCGCTCTCAGGGCTTTGTATTTTGGGTTTTAGTGTAAAATATTGGGGTTTTGCTGGGTTACTACAAATTGTAGCCAAATTTGGGCTAGCATTTCATTCCGGTCAATTTGCCCATCAGCACAGCAAGTAATGATGGCATCAATGCTTTCTCGAATTTCTTTTAATTCTTGTAAGTCTATTGATGCCTTCATGTTATCCCCTCCAGTTTACGTTAGTGGTTTCCCGCAAATAACTATTTGCTAGTGCAGTTTCTAGTGAGTCTTTCGGTATTTCAAAATCACAAAAACCATTCACTATGGATTGCAAATATCCTGTATCTGGCCTATAGGTTTCAGACTGATTAGTCATTTGGTATGTCATCAATCTTACTTTAGGCAGCAGGCTTATACCGCTTGTTTCACTTCTATCATATACTGCATCAAAGTAAGTAATATTAATATCAAAAAACTTTTTATTGTACAGGTGTGGAAACCCTTCGTACCTGTCTAGCGCAGCTTCACACTTGTTTGTTATTTCCCATATACCTAGCATTATTTCGGAGCCTTCGTTTTTCTCCATGTCAGCTACGCCTCTAAAGACTAGCTCATGGTCAGGCAGTCTTACTAAGCCAATTTTTTTGGCTCTAGGGCAGCGTAGTTTCATTTGCTTTTCGTTTAAGTTGCTTCCATAAGCTCCATACAGGTATGGTCGTGTCACCGTTTTTATCGGTTTTTCAAAGCTCTTGGATAGGCTTGGGTATTTCATTCGGTATTGTTTTGTCATGTCTGCTCTCCTAATTTAATTCGTCTTGTCTTTCGTTTAAGTAGTCAATTACGCTAGCCGCTATTCCATCTAGCCAGCCAGTATCAGCCTCTCTCTCATAACGCATTTCTTGGTTGCTATGGTCAAAATTGCATCTGCCTAAACCAAGCTCATAATATAACTGCTGTAGTCTTGGTTGGCTTATATCTTCGTGGTTTGCTCTGCAAGTCAACACAGCTCTGCGCTCACTTGTATTATACAACCTTCTAACTTGTTGGTTGGTAATTTCTCCAATTACGCCTGTGCTGCTGCTAATCTGCCACTTTTTAAGTCTACGGCTCCATACAAAAGTGTAGCCGTCATTTTCAAAAATGTTTCTAACTACGTTAAACCATCTGGATTTTGTTTTTGGTCTGGTTACATTGCCAGCAACCGCAACAGATTTTTCTACAAACTTCTGCAAAAAGCATAACCAGTTTACTATTTTTCTAAATTCTGTCGTTCCGCTATGCTGTCTAAATTCAATAGCGCCTCTAGTTGCTATGTTGGTCAAGTTTACTTTGTAGTATCGGCCTAGCACCATTGCGCCCTGCGCCTTTGTACCGCAATTTCTCAGTGCTCCTTTGCGGTCTATTATGCTTGCAGCCCATTGTGTTCTACCTCTACGGCTCTGTGGCATAACTAAATCTATCTGCCCTTCATATTCAGCATAACGCTCATAGACTGTGCGTATATCATTCATGCTTAGATCATTGCAGTCTAAGTGTACGTGCAATCCGCAGCTTCTATTTACCGTTACACCCTCAACACTATTTAGTGCTTCGCAAACTTTTCGTAACTCTTCTATGCCGTCAGCGCCTTTCAGCTTTGGGCTTACTAGCTCATAAGCATGGCCTCGTATGCTTCTCAAGCTACTGTCAGTAACTATTTTCCAGTATGGCCTAGTAGTATGGTTATAGTGCTCACAGTGGCAGTCTATACCAGCAGCTTGTATAGCTGCCATAACGTCATACTGGCAAGCACCAACAAATTCAATCTCAATTCCAAAAGTGCGGTTTGTAAAAATCATTTTTTAACCCTTTGTTGTCTAAGTAAGTAAAGCTAATTATAAAGGGTATTATTTATATTGCAAGCATTTTTATGAAAAAAATATAAAAAAATTTGTATTTTTGTAAAATTTATTGCTTTTTTAGGGAGGCGATCAGTAAGTCTATGTAATGCTTGGCTTTTTCTAGGTCTTGGACTTGTTGCTCTTTGCGGGAATGCTTGGTGTTATACCGACAAACGTACTTAATTACGTTGCCTTGACAGTAAGAAAGATTGTTTTTTTCAATAAATTCTACCGGCTGAATGGTCATTTGCTGGTAATGGTTTCCACCGACTTGTATGTTTTTGGCTTGCTGTTGTGCTCTTTTGATGGCTTCGTAATCTCTAATGTCAAGCGGCAACGACATATTAAATCTCCGTAGTGCATCCAACAATCTCCGCATAGTCTATTCTCCGAGTCTTTTTCTGTGTTTGTTGATTTGATCGTTAAAGTCTTTAAGCATTTCTTCATATTCTGATGCGTATATTTTGCAGATGTTTTTTTGTGTGGCGAACATATTTTTTACGAAATCATAACCATAACGGTCTTGCATCCAAAGAGTGTATTGTTGAGCTGCTGTTCCGTTCCTCATTCCGAAACCGTTACACCCTTTGCACTGAGGATGTATGTTGTCTATCTTCAAAGCCCAATAAGAGCTTTTGCCTTTAGGTATAAAATGGCCGCCATCCATGTCTTTGTAGTGTTGCTTTTTTCCACAACTGACACATTGCGCTATTCCAAAATCATTGGTTGCGCTGATTCTGGCTAACAGTTGAATTGCCTTTAAGCATTTTGATCTCAGCGATTTGCTTTTTGACGATCTCCTTGAGTTCTTCACAGTCTTTTTTGAGTTGACCAATGTTGCTCCTTAATTCGTTCACATTATCTAAGGTTTCTAAAAGAACCTCTGACTCTTTGTAGTCTAGCTTGAATGTTATTTCAGCCATAAAATTTTCCGGTTTTTAGTGCTCTGATAGTTTTTTCTGCTCGCCGTTGTGCCAAGACATCAAGGTCTTTATATCTATGCTGCAAAAGAGCGATTGAAAAGGCTTTTGTCGAAACAGGGAAATCTTTTTCAATCAAAGCAACATCATGAGACTTACGGTAAAACTCAGGGGATTGGGTTCCCTTCTGTTCTTTGCTCACTTTGTCTTTCCAATAGGCTAAGTCTTTCGGCATAAGGTTTTATAAACTTCTCGTAGATAACCATTTGAGCTTTAATAAGCTCTTCATAAGTATCTTTAGCGGCTCGTTCATCAATATTTTCAATACCGAAAACACTTATATCGTCATTAGCTTTGTGCAAAGCTGGCATTATGTCTTGAAATATCATGTGTAACCTCACTTTAGCTGGCTAGGCCATGCTACGTTGATTCCATACTCATTTGATAAATGCCTGTTAATAACATCATAGACTTTAACATATTCTACTGTTTTTGCATCACTTGTAGAACTGATGTTAAACATAGCCTCTTGCACTGGTCTCCAGATTAATTCTTTTACTAGCTGCGCACTCCAAGGAATATCTACTTCTTTTTTTATAAAGTATTGAAATTTATACTCTTGACCTCCCTCGTTCAGCTCTTGCGCTAAATTATTAAAAAACAAGTGTAGCGCAGCGTTCTGCAAAATGGTTCGCTGGCGACCTGACTTTAGGGTTGCTGTGAGATATTTTTTTTCTTCAAATTCTTTTTTTATTGTTCGTATAAATCTGTCGAGCTGCCATTCATTAGTAATAAAATATTGTTCACCCATCATCTAATCTCTATAAATTGATCCACGGTCATATTAAAAACCTTGGCTAGCTTTAAAACTCTGTCTATGCGTGGATTCTGTGTTTTAAGGATGTGCGTTACGTTTTGGGGGCTAGTGTCTAATTTTCTAGCTAGCTCTGCATTAGACATATTAGCCCTCTTCAACGCGATTTTTGTAGCTTCTCCAATGTCCATTGACCACCTCTGTTTTTTCGATTAGGATAACTATGACTCTCTCCAAAAGGTCGTTTGTTCTCCTCTCCTCCAAGCCTCTGTTTTACAGGGGCTTTTTTTATTGGAGGGCGGTTTCGGTCACGTCACCGCCAAGACGCAAGGAGGGGTGTATGACTCCCCAGACCTAGAAAGGTATATCATCATCAAATTGGTCAGTTTCAATTTTTGCGTTTTCATTAGAGCTTTTTGCGTTTTCGTCAGAACTTTTTGCGTTTTTCCCTAGGAATTGCACCTCTTTGGCTATTAGCTCAGTTGAGTATGTTTTTATTCCATCTTTGTCATAGCTGCGAGTCTGCAATTTACCCTCAATATAAATTTTGTCACCTTTGTTCACATAATTGTTAACCAAGCTGGCTAATTGATTCCAAAAAACGACTCTATGCCATTCTGTGCGCTCTTGCTCTTCGCCTTTTTTGTCTTTCCAGACCTCAGATGTAGCAACGACTATGTTGCAAACCTCAGAGTTATTTTCTAAATGCTTGTATTCTGGGTCATTTCCGACATTACCTAAAAGTATAACTTTATTAATTCCTCTTTGCATTGTTTTTACCTCCATTGTTGGCTACGTCTAACGCTATAATTTCACTAGCTTTTGATAATTGTTCGTGCATTTTGTCTATATACTCTTCATCCCTTTCTACCCTGATTAACAACTGCCTAGAAAAATTAGGATGGTAAGAGAAAAAGTCCCACCATTGTCTGCCTGTTACCAGCAAACTACCCATTACTTGCTGAAAATATATTGGGGGCAATCTTTGTTCTCGCAAATATTCATTATGGACTGCTGGGCTTGGACACTTAATTTCTAAACCTCCATCATCACCAATAAGTCCATCCGGCGAACAACCTATAGTTAACGGTTGCCAGATACCAAACCCAACTTGCTTGACTTTGTTACCTGTCAGGGCCATGTAATGATTCCTTGCTTCGTCTTCTAAATATGTTCCTCTATCAGCCCAATAAAAAGGATTGCTTTTGCTGTTTTCTTCCTGAGGTACAGGTATTCTAGGTTTTGCGTATGGCTCCCCAGAAATTATCTCTCCAACCAGTTGGTCGCAATACTTTTGACCCCTTGATGACCAGCGTCCTTTAGTGTCGACTATTCTTGAAAACTGCGAAGCAGTAGGTACTCCTAGCCTCGCTGCAAACCATTCGTCTGACCCTTGTTCGCAGTCAATCCAACGTAGTCCTGTCTGCGCTGGAAACTTATTTGATGCGTCTATTATCGTCATCCCATTTACCCTCAAACATTGTTTTATTTCTATAGGTCGCTTTTAAAGCGTTTATTGTGTTGTCAGTTTTTCTATACCAAGCTTCCCATTGCCAATATTGCGGGTAAATGTTCTCTTTGGTATCTACAATTATTTTGGGCATGGAGTAAAGCTCTCGCCCTATCCCCCAATTTGTACAGGCTCTTTTAAAAGAGTCGCTAGCTCTTCCTTTTTCGGCCTCTGTTCGTGACTCTACACCCACGTCTGACTTCCAAACCCATTCGTTAGTAAAAGGGCTCCAGATTCCAACATGACAAAATAACTGCCCATCAATAATTTCATGCCTTCTTTGCCAGCCGTATTGACCTACGCACTGGTCTAGTCTATCCATATCAACCCTAGCTGTTTTATAGGCCATCAAAACTTGACCGCTGGCTATTTTAGCGCCAACCCTAAACTCTATTTGTTCAATAGATAACGGCTTTGTTAAAGCAGCCATTCTTTCAACAAAAGCTAACACATCTCCTTTATCTGATTTTTTCGCCGTCATCATATCTCTCCAATGAAAATTCTACTTTAGTTACTTTGTAGCCTTCTGGGGCTATGCTTGTGAATTTATTGACCAAGCCCTCTAAGGTTGGGTCAGGTTCATTTTCTTCGGATTGGGTTATTATTGTTCCGGTTTGCAAGAACTGGTAAAAAAGCTCTGCCTCTTTTTTTCTAAAAGATACACACATTGTTCCTATCACGGTTAGTTGTCTCCATAGTTATTGTTAGAACTATAATTATAAAGTTACATATTTATAAATACAAGGTTTTATAATTCCTAATAATTTAGTACACTTGTTTAACAGGAGGTGAACAAATGAACTATTATCCCCACCATATTGGCGATTTTAACAACGCCACAAGGAATTTAAGCTGGACACAAAAAATGGCTTATAGAGAGCTTATAGAGTTTTACTATGACCAAGAAAGTCCTATCACCGCTAACCTAGCAGATATTGAGTTTAGATTAGGTGCGCATACCCAAGAGCAAAAAGACGCAATCAAAACTGTTTTAGAACATTATTTCACTTTTGATAATAATTGCTGGCGACACGAACGCTGTGACGCTGAGATTGCTCACTACCAAGATAAAAAAGCTAGCAGAAGCAAAGCTGGCAAAGCGTCAGCAGCCAAAAGAGCTAGAACGCAACAAGTGTTAAACAAAACGCAACTAACCAGTAACCAAGAACCAAAAACCAAGAACCAATCCTTTAACAAGCCAAGCCTGCAAGATTGCATAGACCATATTGCTGGCAAGGTTAAAGACCCTCGTCATACAGCAGAAGAGTTTTACAATCATTATGAAGCCTGCAACTGGATGATAAAGGGCGGTGTTAAAATGAATAAATGGAGATCAGCATTAACTGGATGGGTCAATAGAGGAAAAAAATATGAAGCAAGTAGGCGAGATAATACCGCAAATAGGTCAGACAAAAACGACCAAGCACTTAGAGAACTTTACTCTTGAGGAATTTGGTCAAGCTATAAGGATGCTGTTAGGTTATGGCAAAAATGCACCAGCTATCGGCTCAACCGATTTCAAAATATGGTTTCGATCTATAGCCAAAGATTTTACCTTTGAAGAAGTAAAAGCTGGCGTATACCTGCTAGAAAATCATAAGGGTTATTTAGACCTAGCCACATTGCGAGAATATATAAAATCTACAAGACCCCCGCGCAGCACACCAGCCCTAGAGCATAAGTCTGAACCAGCAAGCAAAGAGAACACAAAAAAATATATTAAAGAATTGAGAAAAGAGCTAGATATATAAATAGTTTTCTTTATAATAATACTTTTAGAGGAGAAAAGTTATGACAGAAGAAACAAGCATTATGGAGCACTTAGATACCATTAAGGGGCTAGCCAAGCAGATACAGGAAGATGGCGCACAAATACGCAAAAATAGTTTTGTGGGGGAAACATTTGGCGTTGGCGGTAGTTATGATCGCAAATCTGATTGGAAGTTAAATTATAAAAATGCAGCAAAACGAGTTATTAACACTAGAGTTGCTGATTTTGCGCCATGCGGTGTATGGGAGCCATCAAACGAGGCTCTAGCTATTTTGGCGCAAGAGTGGGCTGTAACAGACGAGGATTTTTTGTGGGATGCCTTGGCAGAAGAGCAAGATAAAATTGGTGTCCGCTTACTTTCCTTTATACAAAAAGGCTTAAACAATTTAACGCTAGACGAAATTATGACGGCTGGCGAATTGTGGGCTGTTTGCGGTGCTGCTTTAGAAAGACACGCAAAAGCATTAGCGGAAAACCTTGGCGTAAATGATTACGCAGAAAGTGAATATGAAGTAATGATAGAAGAAGGCAAATTAAAAACACAAAATCCAGACGCTAACTTTTAGGGGGTCGTTATGTATTATTTAGCAATACTCGGGTTTATAACAATTATGGTTTTTGGCTTGGTAGGCGCTAGTGATTTAGATGTTGAACAGCAAGAATATAGCTTTTGTTTGGAAATGTACGGTTTATATGAAGAAACAAATGGTCAACTTGGTTGGCCTAAAGAGGTTTGTTATGCGAATTGAAGTAGAAAAAGTAAAACAATCATGGAGAATTTTTAGACGAACAGTAGACGACAAAAAGATTCCCGAAAATAAAATATACGCCAGCAAAGATGAGGCGTTAAGCCAAGCAAGAGAAGATCGCGATTGGTGTCTAAAAATGCTTGGCGAGGAAGCGGTCGCGGAATTAATTACTGTACACGAAGATGGCGTAAAGACATGGGTTTCGTAATATTAATTTTATTCATAGGAGGTGAAAGAGTATCAGCAAATTGTGAAAAGTCTCTATGTTTCAAAAGTTTAGATGACTGTCACCGTTTTGAAGTTAGATTGAACCAACCACAAATAGGTATAACCGCAAGATGTGAAATAATCACTTAGGAGAAGTTTATGAGTCAGAACCAGCAAGTCTTAAAGCACTTGAAAAAACACGGCAAAATCTCATCAATGACAGCTTTCACAAAATATGGAATAACTAGGCTGGCATCAAGAGTGTTTGATCTCAAAACTCAGGGTCATAAAATCAATACGACACTAACGACAAAAAACAAAAAAACCTTTGGTGTCTACACTTTAGATTAATTATCCGGCATAATGCCCTCAGTAATCGCTGGGGGCTGTTATGTTAAAAATTAAATATGTAGAGACAGAGTCTCTAAAATCCTACGAGAACAATTCCAAAATACACCCTGATTTGCAAATTGACCAAATCAAAAAGTCTATAGACGAATTTGGTTTCTTTGAGCCTATCCTAATTGACGAACATAATACTGTTTTATCAGGCCACGCTAGACTGCAAGCCCTAAAAGAGCTGAACCAAGAGAAAGCTCCTACTATTTCTTTAGAGGGATTAACTGACATTCAAAAAGAAAAAGTAGTTATTGCTGCAAACAAAATTCAAGAAAACGGAAATTGGGATAAAGACCGTGTTATTTCTGGTTTAGAAAAAATATTAAATAGTGAACCTGATGCAAAGCTGCAAAATTATGGTTTTTCTACAGAAGAGTTGAGCGTTCTACTTGGTGACGAAAA